GAAATGTACAGGATTGAAAATGCCACGGTCACGCAGCATCTCCAATGTATACTCTTCCTCGTCAACACTGCGACCAGTGATAATGTGATCATGTACACCTGGGAACACACCTGTTAGATCTGATCCCAAGTAAATCACACCATCGATATCAAAGGTATTTATTATCATACTCTTATCATTCCTTTCGAAAATCCTTCTCCTGGACATGTAGCGGATCTCTTGTTTACTACACCATTATTCCACCACGGTAGCTTGCCAGACACCTTACCTCCTAGTTTAGATATATTTTGCAATCTTCCACTAGTAACGTTGGATTGTCCTCCTAGAGACTGAACCTTGCCCCAGAAACCAGAGTCTCTGTTCTTAGGTCCAGTTACTTTACCTCCAACCTTACCACCAGCACTAGGAGATCTAACTTTGGCTAGGTGCCCTGTTTCAACTGCCCATTTACCGAGTCTTTTTCCGTTTTGCAATGACACTGTCTCGAGCATCTCTTCTTTTCCTATCAGTCCGCTTAGCATGTTGTATGCTAACTCGTCTTGCCATCTGCCATATTTCTGGAAAAGTTCTTTATGAGCTTCTGCGTGTTCTTGGATACTAAGCTCAACTAGATTTGAAGCATCATCAGTTCCACCAGCGTGGCGTGGAATTATATGATGTTTATGCTTCATAGTCTGTCTTTCCAGCTTGGAATGTATATGCCAAGTCTCGAGCTTTCGGCTTGTTGATAGAACGTTGAACTTCTGTCAGGTCTGTGTAAGTTCTGCGAGCTAATGCGTCGCATTCCCACTTTGCATCTTCAGTCTTCAACTGTAGAGGACTAGTCTTCTGTGTCCAACTTGACGGACCACGCAAGAATCCTACGATGCCCATCTCCGAAGCGACTTTACAGAATCTGATAGCTGATACTACAACACCTCCAGAGTTTGGAGAGTCCTGTACAGACAATCGAGCAGTGAGTTCGTAGCGTGCGCCACCGAAACCATATGCTACGATATCTAGATTGGCAATCTTGTTGTCAGATCCAACATACTCGCCACCTGGCTTTTGGAGCACGGTGAGAGAAGGACCAGCATATAAAGTCATGCCAGCTGTAGACTCATCACGAACAATGTTCTGTCCCTTGAGTACGTTCTCTTTCGATACGTGCTTGCTGTGGAGACGCTCTTGCTTCGCCATGTTCAGGAAGTCAGTGTTAGCTGTGCGACCTGTGCGAATGTTCTCTTGACCTTGTGTAGAGCCACACGCCATGTTCATCTGAATATGCTGAGTTACCATGAGACCAGAGTCTAACATAGCACCTTGCAATACTTCAGACAATCTTGACGCACCCCATGCAGATCGCATATCGCTACCTACAATGGTCAGACCCTTGTCGATAAAGAGCTGTTCGACACGCATAGTTTCTTTGGTCTCAATCACGGTTGGAATACAGTTCACAAAGTGAACACCAGCTTCCAATGCAACTTCAATCCAGAATTGCGTAGCCTTCTCTGAACCAACAGGTAAATAATTTACTAGAACATCAACTTTAGATTCTTTCACTTTCGTGACAATCTCGTTGAAGTCTAGAGCAGTAGCCGCACCAACTCTGAATGATACTTCACTAGGGAAGTCTAACATGTGTGGAGCTAGACCATCCATCGTAGGTGCAGAGTACACCATTGAACCTTTAGGAATGACGGTGTCATCTAACTCTTTGACATGATCCATTGCGCAGTTTGGTTTTGCACGCAATGCTTCAGCGAGAGGTTTGTTGACTTTGCGACGATCAATATCAAACCCAATGACAAAGTTAAGATCACTGGCTAAATATCCGCCAATGCTTTCATACATGAGACCAACTTTATCTTCAGGATTTTGACTATAATACTGACAGCCCTCTACTAGGGACTTCGCACAGTTACCAACACCGATAATTCCTACATTAATTCTATTCATACTTTTCCTTCAAGTTATTTCAGTTTAGAGACATTGACCACCACGGGATTGTGATGGAGTAGGTCTGTGTAAGACCACCTGTGACGGTGGTTTCGTCCATTGAGGACTCATCAGTTACACTAATGTAATACTGGTACTGGCGCACCCATCTGTCTCAGATAATCTAAGTTCAGATTTGGGTCTTTCCAACTAGGATGATCTGCATCTTTCCATTTGAGATACTGTACAGGTCTGTACTTATCTCTTACAGCTGTCTGCTGATCTTTTGTATAGAAACTATCCCAATCAGAATCTAACAATTCAATGCTGTCAGACTTTGCTTTGAACAGATCTAACTCCACATGAGCGTTTGGTTCGTCTTTGTAGAGATGGTGAGTGTTCAAGTTCATGCCTTGATGCATCACAACTTTGAAGTAGTCTGTGTGATATCCATAGTCGTGCAGAGCAGGACCCTTGGCCATCAGACCAGTTACGTATGGCTTCCAGTCGATAGCACCACCAATGTCATTGTAATCTGACCAGTGGTTCTTCAACATTTGATACTGATCTGCCAATTCATTACTCGTCCAGAATGTGAACTCTTTAGGCTTGCCGTTGTTACCTTGGGCAGTCTTTCTGTATTCACACTCTACAGATTCGAAGTTATACACATCTGCATGAAAGGGAATTCTCTTGTTCATGTATGTGAGCAATTCGACAGTATTCTCTTCCATCATTCTGATCTCTGTGTCATTCACCTTATACTCTGGTGCACATAAATCTTCACGGTTGAATAGATAGCACATAGCTTTGAACTGAGACCACGTTCCAGATCGATCATACAGTTGTTGATCCCAATGATCGATGTCCCAGTCAAAGAACTCGTATAGAGTTTGCTGAGCGAGCCAACCTGTCATCCGACCAATACCATAAAACTCAGTGATGCCACGGTTGAGACGATAGTAGTTATCTCTCGTATTCCCTTGGTTCGCTAGGTCTCCTAGATATTGATACAGACTGCCATTGCCAATCTTAGATTTGATACTCTTGATAAATGCTGGGAACTTCTTCAGTCCCCACTTAGTGTCTTTAGAGTATTTCATCCTTTGCCAGTTTCTATTATGCCACTCCTGTAGTACTTCGTCAGGTGTGTTCAACAGATCTGGGAAAGTCTGCATCGTGATCATCGCAACATGGTTACGGTAAGACTGACCAAAGATCATAGCATACAGAGCTTTGTTGTCATTGTCCATGCCTAGCATGTCAGTGATCACTTTGCCTGTGTGGTGATGATCTAAGTCTCCCTCAACACTGCGAGCAGCATAGATTCGAGAGAAGGCTTCGAGACGGTTCTCTGGCAGACGCCAGTCTCTAGCTTGGATAATATTTGACATCTGCTTCTCCGAATGGTTGCTCATAGATTACGTGCTTCACTTGATCCTTCAGATGTTTCTTTAGTTGAACTATAGTTTTCATCTTTACAGACCACATCCCAGTTTGTCTGGTTAGCGACGGTTGGTTGTACCATTTAGACATCTCTCTGACATTCGCATACATTTCTTCAGTTTGAACTCGAGTTATGTCTGTGGCTTCCGATTTCTCACCACGGTCGCCTGATGCTTGCATGCCACCAGGTCGTTTACCATAGCCACCAGCATCTCCAACGACTACACCATGGAAAAGTAGGATTGCTCCATCTCGTTCCAACACTTGAGATGTCCGACATACATCATCGTTATGTTTCAACCACGGTGGAACTTTATGATGCTCCTGTGGGAAACATCCCCAGACTTGACTCATGAGAAATGGTTTGATCTCAGCGAAAGCATCCTTCTTCCATAGCATGTTACCATCTATAGAAAACGAACAGGCTGTGAGACCAAACTTCTTCATCTCAGTAGCAGCAAAGTCAACATACTTTTGGAAATCCATAGGTACTGGAGACTTTGCATTGTCTAGATATGGAGGATGGAAAGTGCCCTTGTAGGAGACATCATCATCGAATTGGAACAGAAGCATATCCTGTCCCATGTAATAATCGACAATAAAGTTTCCTACAGCAGCATTACCGATCACACCAACTACAATATCTTTGACCTCGAAATCTCCAGTCAAAGATTGCTCATACAATTGCTTCTCTTCTTCATTCGCAACAAAAACTACAACGTTGTCTTTGAGAGAAACTCCCATCTTACACAATGAAGATAGGGCTTTCTTCTTTATCAGATCGTATCGTTTGTAGCTCTTGATCGCTATAATGTAATCCATAATGCTCCTCATCATGTTCTGGTGACCAATGTTTCACGGTTGCAGTTTCTTCGTCGTATAGGGAATGATCTAGAATCTTGGCCATGCGTGCCATTCGCAACGCATACTCCTCATCCAAACCAGCGTTCACATACGCTTCGACAACTGTGTTCCAATTGATGCCACCTTTCTTCAAGATTCCTTCGGCACGTTTACCACCGACACCAGGGATGCCATCGTAGCCATCAGTCTTGTCACCCATCAGAGTTTGCATGTAGAACCACTTACGAGCATCTTCAATGTTGATTTGATGCATCTCATCTTTGGGACCATTGATCCCAAGTTTGAAGAATCGTCCTGGAACACCCATCATGTCCTTATCTAGCGATACAATAATGTACTTACCAGGATAGCGTGTAGCGAGAATTCCCATGCAATCGTCCGCCTCTAAACCTGGTCGAACGTAGTGTGGGTACTTATCCATAGCCCACTCTTTCAGAGCTGTGTATCCTAGTGGTTTGCGACCCTTACGGTTAGACTTATAGTCTGGATTCAAATCCTTCCTAAAGTTTCTACCATGTGTAAAACATAGTGTGAATTTCTCCACACCTGTTCCATGTTGATACTTCTTCAGAAGTTGTTCGAATATAGCTTTAGCAGCTTTCAGATCTGTGTCAAGAGTCCAAAGATCTCTGTCCCACTCGATCTCTACTTCAGATGAGATACACGCTTGGTAGCATGTGATATCTGCATCAATCAGTAGTTCGTCATAAGTTCCGTTCATCAATGTAATCCACCTTTCAGACCTTCGGTCTCTAACTCAAGCTCTCTTGCGATGTTCCTGAGTGTTGCTATTAGAAGAATTGTTTCTTCTCTATATTGAGGATCCAAACTAGAGTCGTGTTTATTACGACGGTAGTCTAAATATTCTTCGAACACTTGTTCCAATCGCTGAGCAACTGGTGAGACTGGCACTCCATCAATATTGATATCGATTACCAGTTCACCTTCTTCAACGAAAGGCATAATGTGGACGTGCTTGATTTCCATATTTATCCTTGGTTAGTATACCGACGGTCGGCTTCCGCAGCGAAATCCATCTCCCACTGTGCTACTGTTCCAGTCGTGAATCCATCATCGCTGATTTGTCTACGCAGAACTTCGTTCAGTGTGGCGAATGGAACATCTCCACCATGGAATCTAGACTTGTAGTCCGCCTGTTCAGCAGCTTTGGAGGCTTCGATCACTAACAGCTCACGCTTCTTCGCTAGATAGTGCATCGCTTTGTCAAGATCCTCTATTGCCTTCTCAGGACCTCCCTTACGACCGAGTCGCCAGAGGTATTTAGTTGCATTACCTAGCAGATAGTCCCAACCCATGCCAACAACGATATCCCAATGATCTGGTAATCCGTTGGCATTCTTGTAATGGGCACCACCGACTTGTTTATCGTTAGCACTCATTATCGATTGTCTCCAGATCCTGATAGCACGGCTCGCTTCATACGACTAGCGAGTTTGTCTAAGTTCATCTGAGCGACTTCTTCAAGAGTGAATCCTAATTCTTGCGCTGCTAGAGTTACGCACCAGAGTACGTCTCCGAGTTCTTTAGCGACTTCTACACGATCAACTTCGGTATTGTCACGGACTGCTTTAGCATACTTACTGGCAATCTCACCAGCTTCGCCTGCGATATTCAACACTGCATATGTAATGTCAGCTGTTGGTAGTTTAGTGCTCATAGCACCTAATTGATACTCATTAAGTTTCATGTACGACTCCTGTAATAGGTTGTGTAAGACCACGACTCTCCCGAGTGGTGGTTTCGTCCATTAGGACTCATCAGTTACACTATTGCGTTACTGTGTCTGGATTAGTCAGATCTTGACCATGTCCAATGATTTGCTCTGGTGTCTTCAGACGACGTTGCAACCATTCAATGGATGCTGTCTTGAAGTCACACTGTGACATATACTTCTGTAACAAGTTGATAGCACCAAAGGTGTCACCAGACTTGTGTTGTGTATATGCAAAGTACAACGGTTGAGCTACTCTAGTAAATGATTGATTAGAATAGTTCTTTGCTGTACTGTCAGGATACTCACAGAAATGTGCACACTCCGATAAGAATGTATCCGCATCGTTCACGAGTGGGAACGGTTGGTTGTCTATCTCAGTGTAAGGATCGTTGACTCGGATCGCACCTAACATCACATCGTGACGGTATCGCTCTACAAGTTTAGTCCAAGCTGGAAGATCAGTGTACACATGCATGCAATTGGAAACTTGATAGTAGTGTCCTACTTTCACTCCAACTGCTGCTGCGACATACTCTTGAATCATAGAGAAGTGGCTCTTGTTCGCACCTAGAGCTCCCCAGATCAAGTCGTTGCTACGGTTGAACACTGTCAGATGTAACTTACCACCACGAATCTTGAAGACCATTTGCGTATTGCAAGCCTTGTCTTTCGTGACTTTGTTTAGATCTAGTGTACACCATAGTTGAACAACTGCCTGACGAGTGTCGTGATTCTGACGCAACTGGTTGACAACCTCTCTCAACTGGTCGAATCCGAAATGATTTCTCATACGGAATCCATACGCAGCATTGAAAGTCTTACCATCGTCACTGAAGTTTGCCATATTCTTGACAATCTTTGCGAGGAACGATAAGTCGTTTCTACCAGCTAGCATCCACAGTCCTTCAAGATAATTGAAGAATGGATTCTCATCACGAATTGGACAGAAGATCTGTCGTTCGAGAGGCTTTAGATATTCAATGGTTGTGATGCCATCAAACTCTAATGTAGGACCATTACGAGATGCCTGTGGAAAGCCACTGTCCAACGCATGGTTGATCATTAGTGGCAATCCGACATGGGCATTCTTAACTGATACTTGCATTGCAGAACTCCTTCACGAGGTTGTCTACATAGGTGTTGCAGTTATCACGGTCATCGTACAATACATTCATACGACTATCCCACTCACGCCAAGTTGTGCTTTGCTTCTTCACAGTGCGGAAATAATTCTGCCTGTCAGCGATCTGCTGTTCTGTGAATGGCTCAGTACGACCTGTGCGAGCAATGGCGGATTCAATCATAACGTCGACAGAAGTGTTCAACAACACCATGTGACAATCATGACCAGCATCCAACTGTGGCTTCAAGAATTCCTTCCAAGGCTCTATCGAACCTGTAGCACGGACTCCCTCGCAGATAACATTACCTTTCGGTAATAACTCTGCAACCAAACGTTGTGTCTCTTCTTTACTCTCGAGAGAGTCGAGACCGCCATAGATAACTCGATACGAACCTAAGATGTAGGTGTTGATCTTTGGTAGATAACTGTACAACACACGCTCAGTCTTAGACCGTGCTGGTCGTAAAGTGTCTACTGTAGGACCATACTTCTCGATCAAGTTACGGATGATTGTAGTCTTACCAGAGGCATTTCCACCTCGAATTTGTACAAATGTGCTCATATCAAATCTCCAAATTTACTGTTCTGAAAGTTAGCGAATATCTCATACTACTGTCGTTAGATAAAGCTGGGACATCGTGTTGCATCAGACTGTTAGCATTACCATCGAACAGGATTATTTCACCATTCTGAGTTATGTAATGATCTACCATATCATCGCTATTCCATTTCACTCTAAACAATCTAGGTGATCCGAAACTTAGATTAATAATTAGATCATCTGGACCTGTTATCTCATCGACATGATAGGGAATTCCTAGCTTGCCGTCTGGGTACTGTCCGATTAACACATACTCAACTTTGATGTTGAATCTGTCCTCAATGTCTTTCTTGATTGCACTCACCACTGGAGAGGTCTCCCACGGTGAACACTTCAGAGTCTTACCAGCGTAGTAGAAATCTGAGGTTCCAAAACCTTTGGTTGGTCTTCCGATCAACTTACGGTTTGTCTTTGGATCCCAACGTTCAACTGGAGGATCAAACTCGAAGTCTGGTACAAATTGAAAATCTGAAGGATAAAACTTAAGATGTTGTAGTCTCATAATTTCTCCTCAATGAGTTTCGTACCAGTCGTTTCCAATCTTAGCTTCCGCTGCGACAGGAATACGAACACCAAGAAACTCTCCAGCTTCTAGTGCAGAGTCTACAGCAATCTTGGATACCAACTCAGCATGTTCCTCTTTGACGGTGATCTGTTGCTCGTCGTGAACAAACGCTGAAATCCAAAAGTCTTTGCCGTTTACTAGTCCCGCTTTCTCACAGTTCTTCTCAGTAGTAACTACCCACTGTTTAGCTATGATAGCTGCGGCACCTTGAAGTAGACTGTTGATCGCACCATGACCAGATCGAACTGGTAACTTACGACCATCTAAAGCAAGAACATAACCACGCTCTGAAGCCTTCTTAACTTTCTCTGAGAACGTACCAAATGCTGGCAAACTTGTGAAGAATTTCTGCTTCATCGATTTACCTTCTTTGGTTCCACCACCTACGATGGCTCCCATCTTAGCATCGCCTGCTCCATATAGGAGTGCGTATGTGAAAGTCTTAGCTACGTCGCGGGACGGTAGACCTGCTGCTTCCATTGTGCGTGTGTGTACATCACCATGCATAATCTCATTGGCATAATCACCATTGTCATATGCTGCTAGATAATGTGCCAAGCAACGCAATTCGATACCAGACAAATCCACACCAACTAGTTTGTAACCACCAGGTACTGTGAACAACTGACGGATCTCTTTGCCGTATGGTTTACGAACAGAAGGAATCTGTGCCATGTTAGGATAGCTATGAGTAGCACGACCTGTATGTGCACCATTAACATTCATACGACCATGGATGCGACCGTTGCGAACTAAACGCAACCAAGCATTAGAACCTTCACCTAACATACCAATACGCTTCTCTAACATAAAGTAGACAGCAAGCTTCTTGGCTTCGGGATAGTCGAGAGCGTTTAGAATTTCTTCGTTGATCTCAGCTTTCCCACTAGGTGTAAATTCTGTAGGTTTCCAGTCGTAGTTCTTCTTGAACCAGTACGCAATGTGATCTCGAGATGACGGATTGAACTCAATGACTTGGTCTTTGAGTGGTTTGCCTGTCTTCTCAGATGTGCGTTTGATAGTTCGAGTAGGGAACACTGTCACGAGACTCTTGCGAATCTCCTCGCGTTGTTCTGCCAGATCGGCATACATTTCGGAGGCAGCTTTCTCGTTGAATGTGAAACCATTAATCTCCATGCGAACAGCTGTCTGTTGCATCTTAGTTTCAATCTCGAGTGCTTTTGGTGATATGTTCTGAGACACTAGATACTTATACAGTTGTACAGTGGTCTTGTTGTCTTGAATACAATACTCTAACATTTCAGGGGAGTAAGTTTGCCAGTCTCCAGCATCGAAGTCGCCTTTATGCTCTCCGATCCTTTGACCCCAAGCCTTCAGTGTGTGCGAACCATACATTGCTGGTTCTAGACCTACAGGCTTTACTCTGAAGTCGTGATTCCTGATATCTTGATATGCTAACTTCGCCATAATCAAAGTGTCGCTAAGCTTCACTTCGGGATTTGGCTCCCACTTGAATAGTTTGTTTAGAACAGGGATGTCATAGTCAATAATGTTATGACCCACTAGTTCTTCTGCTTGTGATAGCAGTTTGAGACCTTCTTTGATCTCCATGTCACCAACATAACTATTAATCTCGTCAGTGTCCACGTTATGGATTACCATACAGTGTGCTTTTGTCACCTGTAGATATAATCCATTAGTCTCAATGTCAAATGCTAATTTCAATACGTTCTCCTAAAAGAGTAACTGTTGTCTAAAATCCATCTATAGAATCTACTGCTACTGTGTAGTTTGAGAGTCGTCCAGAGAATGGGTCGTATGACATCTTGCCACACTTACCTACTTCGCCTGTGAATCGATTCTTCAACACACGGATGGTTGTTACGTTTGCATCTCCATTGTCTGATTGTTGATTTCTTTCGAGACCAATCACCATGTCTGAGAGCTGTCCAATCGCTGCTGATCCTCGCAGTTGAGACAAAGAAGTCTCAGCTCCGTTCTCATGCCCTTCGCCCATAGGTCTGCGAAGATGTGACACCAGAATCAATCCGATACCTGTCTCTTCAACCAATGTGCGTAACATAGTCATAGCGTTGTCAATCATGCGTCGTTCGTCGCCATCACCTAAACCAGAAACTAGAATGGACAAGTGATCTAGGATCACCCATTTACACTCTAAACCTCTAGCCATGAATCGAACTTTGTTCAACATGTTCTCAACTTCAGATGAACCGAAGTGATCATACATAAACAAATTGTCGTTGGCGATGATCTTGTCGTATGCCTTACGGAATTCCTCAGGAGTGACACCTGCACGACTGATATGTAAAGGTCTGTTCAACTCAATACCCATCAATCCTAAAGCTGTCCTACGAGGATTCTCCTCTAGCATAATCATGCCGACCTTCTCTTCTTTCTTGATGAGGTGACATGCTAACTCACGAACGAATGCAGATTTACCTACACCCGAACCAGCAGTTACAGTGACAAGTTCTCCCTGTCGTAAACCACGGGTTATTCTGTTGAGTCCTTCGAATGGGTAGTCGACGGTGGAGATTACATCTTCTCTACTGACAACGTCCCACAGATCTTTACCAGACACAATTCCATCTGGTCTGTAGGATTGTGCACCCCACATTGCATCTTGAAGATCCTTGACTCTACCAGCCATGAGCATCTCATTCGCATCTTTCATAGGCAAATGAGCAATCTTACATGTACCAGGTTTCAGAAGTTCTGCGCATTTCTTTGCAGCTTCTTGACCAGGTTCATCCATGTCGAACATGATAATGATTTCTTCAAATCGCTCAAGCCAATCTAGATTCTGACGAAAACATCTGACAGCTCCCTGTGCACCATTAGGTACAGAGACAACTGGCCACTTGTTTCCTTGAACCTGCGACATAGACAATGCGTCGATCTCACCTTCAGTCACAACGATCTTACGACCGATCAACTTTTGGTTCTGACCGAAGAATGGTAACTTAGCACCATTACCGATGATCTCAAAGTTCTTCTGTTGGTCTTTCAACTTGACAGCGATCAACTCGCCATCTTTGTAGTATGGGAACGCTTGTACGACTTTGCCGTTGTGCTTCCCTACTTTAACTCCAAACTTCTCTGCTGTCTCCAATGAAATGGATCTGGCAGATAGAGGCTTCACTGTCCACTCTAAGAATGGCTTCAGTGATTTCTCAACTTCTTTCTTTGATGCTGCTTTCTCTACGCCACCTGTAGCATTTTTATGGATGCCACAAGCGAAACAGTAGGTGTGCTGATCTGCATACACAGCGTTAGCGTCTGAACTCCCACACGCATCACACGAGGTGTGGTGTAGAAATTCTGCTTGTTCTTTATCTTGCATTTAATTCTCCAAGTTAGAAACACTCTAACCCACTCGTAAGAATGGGCTAGGTAAATCAACTTTTCTTTGGTTCCAACAGCCATGCATCTGGAATAAATCTATCAGCATATAAGAATCCGTGCTTGTCGCACCAATCCGCATATGTAGTCTTAGAGGCTTTGCTGATCTTAGATCGAGAGCCTGTGAATACAAATCTGATATCTAAGTCTGGATGCTGTTCCTTGATCAGAAGGTGCTTCTGACGGTCATCGACCATAAAGCGACCCTTCGTCTCAATTATAATGCCATTGTGAAGGACAAAGTCTGGAGTGTAACGACTTGCTTTCGCTGGCTTTAGATACTTGATAGTGATGTTCTCATACTCAAATGGGATTTCCATCTGTGTCAATTGCTCAGCTATCTTCTCTTCAAGTCCAGAGCGAAATCCATATCGCACTCCAATTTGCTTAAAACTCTGCTTCTTCGCCTTCATTCAGAACTTCCTTCTTGGTGGGAGTGCTATCAACGTCATCTTCTACTGTGAAGCCTTCGCCTTCATCACCAAACAAGGACTTATTGCCGAACTCTACGAGCTCGATAATCTGAACAGCGTTCAAGTACAGTGCGACACCTGTGTTGATGCCTTTGTCGTATGGGTTGATACTAGCGTTCACCTTGACGATAGAACCGCCACCAATCTTCAAGTCATCCGTATTCTTGATCGGTTGACCTTTAGAGTTGAACAGGCGAGGTAGGTTCTTAGATTTGAAGGTGATAATCGTGTTACCCTCTTCGTCTTCTTTGAATGGGAAAATTGCTTTTGCAATCTTCTTGTTCCCAAACTCATCTGTGAACTTCTCTCGAACCTTGTCACAGAACTCTTGCACTTCTTTGTCATCACTGGGAACAGATAATGAAATCTTATAGACTCCCTCAGGACTCCATTTAGTATCTGGTCGTGTAAGCCATGGGTACATTGCAATGCCCTTGGGCGATGTGATTCTTTCCAAACGATCTGCCATTTATTGATTTCCTCTCGAATAATGGTAAAGCATAAAAAGCCCAACCTAGTCGTTAGTTAGGAAGGGCTGTGGATTAAGCAAACAGTTGACGAAGCTGAACAGCTGTCTCTAAGTTTGCTCGTTGAACGCTAGTTAGTTTAGCTTCTTGGTCTCGTGTACCAAACGGTAACGAGTAGAATGCCTTACCACCACGCATTGTAGTGAACACTTTATGACCACGCTCACGAAGTTGAGATACAACTTGTGGGACATGCTTCACATTGTATTTCTCAGCGATCTCACTGGCTGTTACACCGATGACTGGGTCTGCACCCATGATAGCTTTGATTACGAAGTGTTGATTCTGTGACATAGTATTACTCCATTTCAGGTTGAGACGTATACACCATGTATGTTGTCTAATACCGCATCTCTGCGGTTTCGTCCATTGAGGACTCGTCAGTTAGACTAGGGGTGGGCGATCGATCACGATGTGTGAACCAGCACCAGCTACGACGGTAGAATCTGCTTGGGCAGTTGTCGAAGTGGTGGTAGTAGAGTTGTTGTTATCATCGTCCTCGTCAGAGCTCTTCATGCCTGTGTAATCAGTTTTGAAGTGCTTGTTCAGAGCATCAAGTTTGCCTTGATATTCATCGACGATTTTGAGTTCTTTCTCAATCGCGTCCATAAGATCAGCATGATCGGGAATCGAAAGAGGATTCGACAGAATAACTTCCACATTCATGGCATGTTTTCTGATGTGTGCGTCGTAGTGTGCACGACTCGCGAAAATTAATTTATTTCTTATACTCATAGTGTTAACTCCTAAAGGATGTTAAACTACAGGAGGATTCGACTCAGGATATCGATATAGTTTGATTGTGTCTGAGACCACGACTCTCCCGAGTGGTGGTTTCGCCTATTGAAGGCTCTTCAGTCAGACTGATAAATGAGAAGGATGTACCTTCTCTTAACTGAGGCGTCAGAGCTATGCGAATGCATAGTGAGACTTAGAGGTATTTCGTAGGTCTAGCGATCCTCGTTTGGGAGGAGGTAGAACCTTCGATCTCTTGTTCTCTGGCAATGCTGCAAGAACTCTGTTGTGCAAATCTTGGAGTGGGTCCCAGTTCTCATAAAGTTCCACGAATGTATCCTTTACGATAGCGGAGAATTGCTCCATGTCGGACGGTAGGCAACTGAACGAATCGTGAATCAATAGGAATTGGTGTATTCCAGATTCTTTCGCTGTCAGTGCTGCCATCTGCAAGTGAGTTGCATCACAACTGTGTACAAAGTTCGGAGACATAGATGTTCTTTGTTTACTTGGAACTAACTTATCCGTATAACCATAAACAAATCGATTGCGAATGCGTCTACCTTTTACAGTGACATTCAACTGAGTTTCCTTCACCTTATAGTAGGCATTGTAGACTGGGAACGACAACGGTGTGAACCATGTGATAGGAAGATTCTCCTTCGCCATAATTCCTGCCAAATGCTGTAACCAATCCATAACTTCCATAGGTTTAGGAGCAATCTGTCTCAATACAGTGTCCAAGTGGTTTGCTAGATAGACTGCAGATTTAATTGGATTCTCGAATTTGTGCTTCTTCTCAGAAATCACATCCGACATCAATTGCTCTGCCCATCCAAACAATTCCATCTTGTTCGTACTGTTAGACTTTGTGACACCACCCTTACGGGAGCCATAGCAAATTGTCATAGTTGAACGTTTGGTCGTCTTTCGAGTGATACCAAAGTCCAACCATTCAGTTGCTAGTTTCTGCGTAGCCTCATCCGCATTCTTCAGATCATCCTTTAGAATTTCTATGAGGATTTCTGCGGCATCACGGTAAACGTCCTCTGGTTGTTCGCCAGGAATGAGGTTCACTCGTTTGCCTGTGGTATCATCTCGGAGCATAGCACTGAAGTGCTGTAATCCAGAGTTACTACCATCGATTGCAACTGGCAGATGACATATGTAAGAGGAACCTTGAAGTTGCCACTTACGATATTCAATGCATGCTGCTGCAAACAAGAATGGCTCAGATGCACCATCTTTACCATCTTCCCCATAGAACCACTCAGGATCTGCAAATGGATCTGCACCGAACGCCATGATTCTGTCATGGTTATCGTCGACCCACTTGACTCGATTCTCGAATGATGCTTTGGAAATCTTATCGAAGTCACCAGTGTTAGCTAGGTGAATCTTCAACCAATCTCCAGCTTCTTTAGTTTCAATGGACTTGCCATCTGCGAACATCCAAAGCGATTTCATCCAATCTGCTGCTTGATGATTTAGCGATGGGATCGCGTAGACTCGACCACGGAAATCCAAGAATGCTGGTAGGAACATGCGTTCCTCGTTGGTCATAGACCGAGCTTCAGTCAAATCTGACAGGAATGTTGCCTGTAACGACTTGTACTGATAGCCTTCTTTCTTGCTTAGTCCCTGTGGTAGGGAGCTCGGTGGAATCTTTCTGAACTTTCTCACATGCTCACCCTTGTCAGTTACCGAGAGATGATTAATCTCATAGGCACGTCTAATGATGTGAACTAGTTCAGTGTTGATCTTGAGTGGAACGCTTTGAATAGCATTCACAGCATCAACCCACCGAGCACCCAAGACAGCAGACTCGCGTACCACTGCTTTGTGATCACGGTTCCAAGTCTTCACCAATCGCACTTTAGATGCGACACGTTCATCGTAGTAACTACCTTCGAGAATCGACTTTGGTTCAGACAACATTGGAGAGAACACAGGTTTAGATATACGTTGATTGTCATAGATATCGTCCATGTGTTTCAGTGCACTATCAGTTAGTACTACTCTTGTGGCTTCATTGCTTATACCACCAGCGTTCTCAGATCTAATGATCACAAACGCAGGATCCGACATAGCGCATACAGTTTCAATCAGGTTCGAACCGAGCACTAATGCTCTGCGTTTGAATTCGAGTTGATCTGTAGGTTTGTCTTCAATTTGATCATAGCACATAACTCCAATTTTACTTGCGAGTGCTGTGTATGAAGATTTATCACTAGTCCCTCCTCGAGACTTGTGCTCACCTGTTGTGTTAGAACTTCCCTTGCCCATGTTGAATAGGACTTGGTATGCGAAGATAACGCAAGGTGCCGCACCAATCTTCTGTGCGTCTAACTGCCAATCCATCATAGGACGGTGTGGCTGGTTAGTTGTAATTACTTCTTCGAAGGCACTAATAGTGTCACCTGTCAGGTCCTTCATAAAACTAAATTCTGGTGCTGTCATTCGACCAGATGCTTGAGCAGATACAAACTTACGATCATATCTATCTACACCTTTATCGAACATGCCAGATTCATGGAACTTTTCTAAATGTTCGTTCATTTCTGTTCCTCGTATAAATAACACATCATTGTGTAAGACTCTGGGAGCCTCGCCTGCAGAGCGTGCGAGAATAAGCCCAAAGTTTCGTCCATTTAGGACTCATCAGTTACACTGATTTCTACTTTCTTGAAGATTAGACCTGCTTTATCGGCTTCTTCTTTGTAAGTGTTGAACACTCCGCGACCATAGCCATGCATGCCTTTAGATTGTTTGTGACAGAAATACACTGAGCCACTGTGGTTGGTGACTCGATATGCATTTCCTACATCTTCAACTTTTGTGATACCAGAAGACATTCGCCAGCTGTCACTGCCGTTATATCCTCCGTACCAACAACCGAAGACTTTCTTCAAGTCCTCGCCAATTTGTACTATCTCCCATAGGTCTGGGGCATAGTCATAATCTTTACTGTAATCATAAGATTTCATATTTATTCTTTCATAAAATTTAGGTTTGTTGTATCCAACTTGGTTGCTCTCGTTTCTTCCACGAGAACATTCTTGATTTGTCGCCTATGTAATAATTCTGATAGGACAACATAGAGTTACCAGGCACCTTGTGATGCTCAGGCATCGCTGGTGTAGGTTCTGTGAATAAGCCCACAGGAATGTTGGTTGGTAGTCTGTTCTTCAACATATCTACTAGACCAATCGCCTGTGTCTTGTGAACTTTACCATAGCGATATGTATACTCTTCACATAGCTTCTCTAGAAGATCAGCTAGCCACATGTAGTTCTTGTCGCTTGCTCTAGTCCACACTGCTGACGGATGGTTAGCATGTGTACATGAGTACATAAGTTCGTTACGGTCGTCAGGTAAATTCCAAGTCTTCTTCTTTCGTCCGAGACTTGAGATTCTAATTCCTTCAGTACCATCTAAAAGTCGATGAGTAGTTGAGAGCAACTGCGCATACTCCAATATCATTTTTACGCAATGCTTGTCCACATGCATCTCTGCACATGTCTTCGTGTCGTTGTCTAAATAGAATATGTTCAATTGATCCCACTCCTTCTCTTGATAAAATGCCCACGGTGGAATATACATTATAGTAGTTCCCTGTGTTTCTGTTTGCGACTCTTCAGTTTATCTTTCTTACTGAGAATCTTCTTGGCTTTCTGAAATCGCAGTGCGTACTTTTGCACTAGATTCCTCTTCCTTCTGTTTGTCATAATGTTTCTCCTCTAACATAGCGAAGAACCATCTACATTGATTGTCAGGAAAATTAAATGTATACTTGTCCATTTCATTTCTCAACGTGGTGTAGAAAATATCCTCACTTTTGAAAAAAGCAACCCACTTAGTGAGTTGCGTTAGATACTTTTCTTGCATGTAGCTTTTGACTTCGTTGAAGTATACAGTGCTGACTGGTCTGTTGTGATTGGGAACAGGATACCTGTCACCGAACTTAGACTTTGTCTGAGATGTTGCCTGTGGACCTGCCATGATACCTCCTAGTTGTGAACGTCTTAACTGAGGCGTCAGACTACTTGCGTCGCTTTAGGACTTTCTTCCAGTCCGCTACTTCATAGATCTGGGCGAGCCAGTCTTGAGGCAATTTCTTGCGCAGAATCGAGATTTCGATCTGTGCCTCCTCTAGAGTGTTAACTTCGACCTCAACGGTCTCCTCAAGATCGGGTGCAATTTTAGTTACGATGAATGCCATTACTTTGGCTCCTTTACTTTGCGTGGTGGAACAACTTTCTTGATGATCGTCATGCCTTCGTTGTACTGCGCCATCTCTCGTGCTTCTTTGAGAGTCTTGAAGTTGAAATCTTTGCCGTTTATTGTGAATTGCCAATATGGTCTCATGTAGTTACCTTTCGTTTATATTGTGTCAGTGCTCCAATTCTGTCATCCCAATGATCTTTGTGTTCTAAATCCTCTCGAATAAAGTCGCCGATCAATATGGGTGGCAATCCTTTACGTGCTCTGTAAAGGTTGTGGAGTTTTAGTGCTAGTGCTACTTCAAATGATAACTTCTGGTTCATTTCGTTCCAATCAAAAGTTATGATCGTAGTATGCGTATGCGTGGTCATCGATATAGAATCTCCTACCTTTGTGAACCCAACGTGTTGGATTACGCTTGCTACGACGGATAGTTATGATGTCTCCTTTAGGATCTTCTGTGATAATCCTTGGACCACCAGTGTCTACGCAAATCGCAGAGAAGCCACCAGGTATAAACTTGGGTGGTTGTTCTTTGTTATTCTCGTGACGCATCTCTTGAATCTGAAGTGTGATCTCAGATACAACTTTGAGAACCTTGTATGGGTTCACATCGCTGTAAGCCAAATGCATCGCGAACAGTTTATTATCCTTGTGCATTTCTGTGAGTTGTTCTTTCGTGTAAATTACTTCTTCTTTCATATAGACTCCTTTCATAAAGTTTATGTTGTCTAAGACCTCTCCCGAGGTTTCGTCCAATTAGGACTCATCAGTTAGACTGAACTTTGTCGCAATAGGCTAGTATCACATACTTCGCCTTGTTGATGAGCTTGCGTGCTCTTTCAGGTTCATCGTTCTCTAGCATGTACTGTGCATCGCTGAGAATGCCGACGGATAGTTCTAAAGATCCTGTCTTTAGACGCATGTTGTCTGCTCTGAGAATCATTGTGTCGATCTCCTCAGACAAACATCCGAACATTTCGATATCAACTTTTGCCTTATTCATCGCTATCTCCATAGTAGTCGTCAAAATAATCTTCATCTTCTTCGACAACGTCGCCAGTTTCAATAGCAACCTTGCCAAAGTAAATGATGTCACCAACTTTCTCACAAACAAATCCAGATTTGAACTCTATGATTTGTCCGCCCTCGATACTGTTAGGTGCTTCGTCAATTTGACTCATGAGGACACAACCAATGCCTCCAGAGTCAACACCATACTCGCGTGACTCTGCGTCTCTGTATGTACCATCTCCGTATGTTGTGGAGAATGACACAAATTCAGTTCCGTCTGCCAATCTAAATCCGCCATCAAGGACACCATTGTCCCAGATTGTTACTCGGCATACTTCATCCCAACGGTCGCTGAGAACGTAACACAAATCGCCTACATAGTAGGTACCAGGTTCCATGTACACCTGTGGATTATTCTTAATTTTCATGCTGTACTTCCTTTCATAAGATTTGTCAAAGACTGCCTCGCGGCAGTTTCGTCTATAGAAGACTCGTCAGTTTGACTGTTGAAATCCGATAGGATCGCTATCGGTTAGTGGTGTGAACTTACGACACAATGCGTTCTTTAGCTTTGCCATCTTCTTGCCGATCTTGGATGTCGCATTTTTCTGCGTTCCCTGATCGATCAACTTTTGGATTTGTGCTACGCTCATCGCTTTGAGACGTGGGTTGCCATTCTTGGTTAATAGTGAATTAACTTTCTTCTTGCTCATAAATACTCCTTAGGTTGTGAATGAGAATTGTTTGCCAAGTGGCACACTGTTTGCTACTACATAACATCTTGAGTTTGCTACACGATCACGAATAATCTTTTCGTAATCTGGATACTGAACTTGATAATAATCATCAACTTCCGCTGTGATCATTCGTACTACTTGATCGTCATCTTTAGCCACCCATCCCTCGATACCTCCATACTCGGAGGAAGGGAACGGTAACCAATAGTCAACAATGTATAGAATACTGTTGGTGTCTTGTCCCATGTTATCCTTTCAGTTATAGTTCGCAGATGTCTTCGCAGTCATCTACCATGTTCATCTCATCATCGAACACTTGGCAAACTCCGCCATCGATAATTACGATGTACTTGTCTTCGAATTCTGCTATCAGTGGAACTGGTGATTGAACACCAGCGAATCCATAATAGTCTGTGTCACTGAATGGTCTAAACTTTAAATTCTCTAGGAATTCTCTAGTTATCATATAGAAATTGCTCATAATGTTTCTCCTAAAATTAACTCATATCCGCAGGATCGCGGAAACCAATGAACGTTGGAAAGCGTGGTGCTTCCTTCACTCCGACGGCAAAGTATTTATACTTCACTACTTTACCTAGCAAGAGTTTGGGCTTATTCCACAGCAATTCGCGTTCTTCTTTCTTGAAGCCACTGCCGACTCCGAACTCGGCACCAGTCTTGAGGTCTCGAACCAATAGTTTACCTAAAGTTCCTTTGCCTTTGCCTGTGCCTTTGCCTGTTGGACGGTTCCATTCGCCATTGATATCTTTTACTTTCTCGAGATGGGTGTTAGTCATCTCTTCTTCGTATCCAATTACAATAGCTTCTGCGTCAGCGAAACGCTTCACTTTCAACAGAGTCTGTTCTGTTGCAGTTGCGCGACCTTGCTTATACAATCCATCGGGACAACGAAGCATTGCTCCCTCGTATCCGATATCTAAGAATCGCTTCTCGAAGTCATTGAGATCCTCTTCGTCTGCCACGTGGTAATGTGGGACTAGTGTGAGGAACTCGAGACCGAACTTGTCGATTGTCTCTCCTGCTTTATCCAAGCGATCAACGAATTTGTGTTTCGCATGGAAACGATCGAACACGTGGAAACGGAAATCTGGTTCACCATCCTCTGACATCACACCAGAAGTGGATGCTCGGAATGCGTCATCGGCAGTTGCACTGCCAACGATTAATTCTCCGTCTAATCCTTCAAGCTTCTTGCTAGATAGAATACTTGCAATGAACTTGTTACGGATGGGTTTCATGTTACGACTTACAGCAATACCGTTCTGAATTACACAACGGATGCCATCTAATTTTGGAGACGCCATCTTAGGGTATCTCATCTTGCCAGGTTTAACTGACTCATAATTGCTAGCCAACATTGGACTAAATACTTCTGCTACTTTCTTGGTTATTGCCATAGTTTTACTCTCTTTCTAATAATTGTTCGTTTGTGTTGTTTAGTATTTCTTCGTGAAATGCTAGGAAATCACGACATAAGTTGCGCATGCGTAAGAACGCACTACGCTCATGTTCGTTCATATCTAAGCAATCCATAGTGGATGCTTCGCTCATTGCGTCTACGCATTGCTCAAGTGCACTTTCGGTGTTCTCGAACATACAGTAGGACATGTTTGGTGTGTTGCTCATAGTTTACTTCCTTTCATAATATGTGTAAGACGTCTCCCGACGTTTCGCCTATTGAAGGCTCTTCAGTTACACTTGTTGCAGTTCATACTGCATGATAGCTCTAATCTGTTTCTTTGAGAAACCATCTGCAGACAAATAACAAACAACTTTGCCGTTGAATACTTCATGTAGAGTTATTGCATGCTTATCTAACACGTTTCCACGTTTGGCACCTTCACCAGTCATGAACAATACGTACCTTTTCAGGTTGTGTCCTAGAATTCCAACAGTAACGTTATTCCATCCTCTTTCAATTGCATTTCCGCTGTTGCCTTGATGCTTTGCTTCAAATGCAATAACTGGAGTTTCACCATCGTAGAACACTCCGCCATCTGGAGCTAGTCCTGTTTGAAGTTTACTAGTCGTTGGTATCTTTGATCGCCTTTCTAGAAGAGTGGTGAATTTCTCTTTAGATATGTTTCTTACATCTTGATCTAGCTTCTTTGATTTTACTGTAGTTGCTGTATTGCCATTCATAATATTTCCTTCGTATTAATCTATACAAAATTGTATAAGACTCCTCACAAAGCATACTCGTATGCGAGCATACTGCGTGGAGTTTCGGATATTAAATCCTCATCAGTTATACTTGTGATAGCACAAAGCTGCCGAAGCACTCTTCGATCCAATCGTACGGATCGCCTGTGCGTGCTTTGGCAACACCATATGGCATTTCGCCTGTGCTGCAATAGTACGAGAATAATGACTCGTACAATCGTTCAGTGAGACCTTCGCCTTGTTTATACTTGGCTACGTCTTCACTGTATACTGCTAGTAATTCTTTATATGCTTCTGGTTTCATAATGTGTCCTCTATATTTGGATATGTGCCGTTCTCTCGTCCGCTCAGTTCTAATTCGAATGTGATGCGAAGTTGTCCTTGCACTTGTTGCTGTGTGTCTAAGATGGCACGGATGTGATCGTTGCTCAGATTGCAGAGCGGAACATAGCGTTTCGGTTGGTCACCGTTCTTGCCATAAGTTCCCCAATGTAGATTCTGACGGATCACTTCGTGAGTGTCATCCATGTAAATTGAGATTTCCTCGAATGGAGCATCCTCATGAATGTTCCTACGTAGATACTCTGTGCCACCATCTACCATGTATTCTTTGCCATTGGCATCGACATATGTGCGGTAGTCATGACGGTGTAAGGATCGCAGCACTGTCCCATCTGGAGTGCGGATCTGATTCAATACAATGAATCTTTCTGTCATGTATTTCTCCTTAGATTTCGTAAACGGATGCGCGACCAGGATTTACCCATTCTGCGAATAGTCCGTGGTCTCGAAGAATCTTACACAATAGTCCAGATTTACCAAACTCTGGATTCTCAAGATATGAATCTCCATCGTAATAGTTCAACCATGTGTCTGATTTAAAATCTTCAGCAGAAATGCTAAAGTTACCATCGTCATCGTAGTGCTCGTAAACTGGACAGCCAAGTTTGGCTAGTTTGTTGTATGCTTTAATGTATGCTCGTTTCATAATGTTTCTCCTTGTAAAATGTTGCGAGAATAAGGCAAAATTTAAATGCCTGTCTAATACCCTATGCCTTCCTGTCACGGATCGGTGCATAGTAATGCCATCTGGGGCATCCATAGGGTTTCGTCTATTGAAGACTCATCAGTTAGACTGAGATGTAACTTTTACTGCTGTGGTTCCTAGAGCAGTCTCATAGAATTTGGTTTGCTCAGAGTCTGACAGACAATTGCTTGTCATATCCATGAATCTATCACGGATCTCATCTAAACGATTCTCTAAAACTGACATGTCACCATTGCCAACTTCGAACCAAATCTCATATGCTCGATATAAATCTCTGTGAAGTTGATCTAATGCTATGTTAACCATAGCTTCTTTTAATGTAATAGTCATAATAATTCCTTATAGTGGTAGTGAAAATCCAAAGAACAACAATGCGAAGAAGACGGCAAACATGATAATCCAACCTAGGATTTCTCCAAAGCTGGGTTTATCGTTGAATCGATATTTCATGTTAGTAATTTCCTTTCGAATTGCGTGGATCGGGAATTGGATCGATATCTTTATTGCTAAAGCTAACTTTCCGTTTGAATCCTACAGACGGTTCGTCGTCGAACATCAATGTAGCACGTTGTGTAATTGGCATAACCATATTCCACTGGTCTACAAATGAGTCCAATAAACCATCCGAGTAAATACTCAGACTTATGTCGTTGTATTTACATAGTGTTCTGAATTCCTCAGAACTGTAATCTTTATCGTTGATTAAAACGCTTAAACTGTGTTTCATAATAGATCCTTTCATAATAATTTAATCTAAGACTGGTTTCCCAGTTTCGTCGTTACCGACTCATCAGTTAGATGTTTAGAACCATCCTAGGATTGCTCCTAGTGGGAATATAAATATTCCACAAGCTCTTGCAATAGTTTTTCCGCTCACATCCAATTGTGAGAACAGTTTAACTATATTTGCGATGTAGCCAAGTACAGCAGCTATCACCACAATAACAAATACAATAGTAAACGCTAATTCCATATAGTCCTTTATTTCGCTAGTAAATATAAACCAATGTTACTAAATGCGTAACCAGTGTACACTATCAAGTTTGGTAGTGATCCTTTGAAGTATTGGTCTAAGCCAATTCCAAAGTACACTAAGCCGATGATGATAATAAGATATTTCATTTCAAACATTTTTAATTCCTTTCAATAATTTTCTAATTCTTTCCCTACATACCAAAACCAATTACGGAAATGGCCAGGGAACATATCACAGTCAGACTGAGCACGATCTCGAGCTTTGTCGTATAGACGTTGTAAGTCCATATAACAATCGACAAGTATCGCTACTTCGTTCAACTGCTTCATAAGTGTGTTTGCCTTTTCTTCAGAACAGTGTTTCTCCATGTCTGTAGTATTAGCATAGTAAACCGCAAGTAATGCGGAGGTTTCTAAATAGTTCATATTATAGATCCTCTGCTGCAAGCATATTTGGATTGCCTGCAAAGATTTCTTTGAAAGCTTTGATGAGTTCTTCATCATTTAGCTTATAAGTGAAACTTGAAGTGTCACACTCCATATGTATGGCACTAACCATACCCCCACGGTTAAACCCGTTGTATATAATTTTATTCATAATAATTTCCTTTCAATAATAAATAATCTAAGACTAGGTTTCCCTAGTTTCGTCGTTACCGACTCATCAGTTAGATGTTGCTATTTTCAGGTTCAAGCATAGCTGCTTATGGATTAGTTAACAATACTAACAGAACCATCGTGATTCACATGAAAAGACATCGTCAATAAATCAGCACGATTTTGACAATACTGTCCAGGTTGAATAACTTTAGTTGCTACCAGATACTGCTTCAAGGCATAGTCCTTGATAGTTAGATCGCAAGTTCGAACTACGATTTCCTTCAGTTGTTCGCCAGTGTAAACTGACAAACCACATTTGGAAAGGAAACTCAACATTTCAGTTGTAGGTTCCCAATTCGCACTTTCGGAGTGACCTTTTACTTTGGACACTTTGCTTTCGTTGGTAATGCTTGTGAAGCGGAAATTCGCTTTCATATAATACTCCTTATAATAAATAATAAATCTGTTTCGTCGTTTCCGACTCATCAGTGTGGAACACATCCACATACAGAGCACCTTGTTTGCGGCACAAGATGCAAAAGCCCTCGCTAGGATTGGATAAAGGGATCCAATAATAGAGAGTGTTCGATTCGCCATAAAGGCATGCTCTCGAACTCGCATTATAATCTAAGACTACCATGCCAGTGTTTCTGGTCTTATTGATAGTTTCGTCGTTACCGACTCATCAGTTAGATGTTATGCTGCTTCCAATTCTTTGACGGTCTCTTCGACAGTCTCAACGGTTGCAACTTTTGCCTTATTCTTCACAGAATTGGCTTTCAATGCTAATTTCTCAGCTTTTACACGAGCTTTCTCAGCGAGTTTGGCTTCGTGGTTCAATTGGCGAGAAACTAATTTCTCAGCTTTCAATTTGGCACGAGCTTCCGCACGTTCAAGTTTGGCTTGATTCCATGCGGCATCCTTCGCTGCTTTGCGTAGAGCACGTTCTTCAGCTTTGGCGAGTTTCGCACGTTGATATGCGGCATCCTTCTCGGCTTTAGCGATTGCTTTGGCTTGAGCTTTCTCTTCTTTGATACGAGCAATGTCAATATCAATGAATCGTAATGCTTCTTCAGAGAACTTTACATTCTTGAAGCCCATCTCACGAACTTTGTCTCCAAGTTCATAGCGATCGGTGAATTTACCGATTTCCTTTTGTTGTACTACTTGAATGTTGCGAACTAATACTAATTCGTTGTTTACAAGTGTAACTTCTAATGGGATAAATTTCTGTTTCATATGTTTCTTTCATAAAGTTTAAATAAAAAAAGTCCTTGTTAGGACTTGGGTTGATTGTTCCAGTTGAATAGGACATTCACATAGTTCCAGTTCTTCTCTTGCGAGAATCTTCAGTTGCTTTTCACACTAACTATGAGTAATCTTCTTCATTCAGTCTACTTTCGTAGCTAACAATGAATAGGTGGAAGTTTTACAGATCTTCCAACTGGTTGAGTTCGATTTATTATTTATAGACTCCATCTGTTCAACTCTGGACTAGGTCTTTACTACAGCGAGATTATTTGGATCGCAAATCCATTTGTAAGATTGAGGATTACAACTCCTTGATTCGCTAAAGGGAATCACTCTTTTGATTCGCTAACGAGAATCACTCGGATAGAAACGATTTCTCCATTTCTTTCTAAGGGGCTCTGAGCGATTCCTAAGCCCTCGTAATACCTCGTTTCTTGGTAAGCCCTCGACAGGAGAGGGAAATCACGTCGTAAAATGGGTCTCCAAAGCCTACTGCAAGAGCTTTTGTATCTTAGATAAAACATCCGCAAACCTTAGAATCACCTCGGAAAATTACTAAACACCTCGTCCTCAGAGCGACCCTCGTCCTGCCTCGTGGAGATAACGAATTAAACACTGTAGGAGCGAGTAGATGCGAGGAAAGGATTTTGCCTTATTACACAAACCTCGACAGGACTCGTGGAGATAACGCATGGAGATAACGCATGGAGATAACGCATGGAGATAACGAATGTAGATAACGCATGGAGATAACGCATGGAGATAACGCATGGAGATAACGAATGTAGATAACGAATAAATATCCTCTGGAAGCTTGCTTACGAGGCTAGGACTGTTGACGGTGGCCATCTATTCGAGTCCGATTGGAATTTATCGTGACGGTGGAACTTTCTCCAAATTGAGAATTTTATGCCGACTTACTCAAACACTAGGAGTGGGTCTGTGAGCATAAGCAGTACGTGCGTAAATTGAACATTTATCCTCAGATTACTCAGTGTCAGAGAGACAAATGAATATTTGATGCGAAGTTACTCAAACAGAGAGAATCGGTCTTCACCCCTAAGGAGCAGATGCTTAAATTGAGAACTTCAATCGGACTTTGTCAATATTTGGTGACAGCTTTCTGTGAAATTACTCAAACAGAGAGAATGGCTCTTAAAGCCTAAGCAGTGTGTGCTTAAATCGAGAACTTCAATCAGACTTGCTCAATATTTGGTGACAACTTTCTGTAGACTTACTCAAACAGAGAGAATGGGTCTGTGTAGATAAGCAGTAGGTGCTTAAATCGAGAATTTATCCTCACATTACTCACCAAGTGAGCATTATATGTAGACTTACTCGAACAGTTAAAATGGGTCTGTGGAGATAAGCAGTTGGTGTGTAAATTGAGAATTTTGAATTCCGCACGAGCATTTTTATGTGACGGTGGCGATGTAAATTACTCAATATTCTAAAATTGGTCTGTAAGGCTCGCCAGTAGGTGCTTAAATCGAGAACTTCAATCAGATTTACTCGGTCTATTGTTGACGGTGGCTTCTAAACCTTAGAATACAAAAGGATTATTCTTTGGTACAAACCTTAGAATACAAAAGGAAATTTCTTACAGTCTGCCCCTATGCAAACCTTAGAATCTAAAAGGAAATCCTAAAACCATCCTAAACCTTTGAATCTAAAAGGAAATAAAACAGTCTGCCCCATCGCAAACCTTAGAATTCACTCAGGAAATTCCTATCTAGAGTTCCGTCTGCCCCATCCTAAACCTTAGAATCTAAAAGGAAATTTCTGTAAAATCTACCATTTCTGGACAGTCTGCCCCTGTGCAAACCTTAGAATTACCTCGTGATTTCTCTAAGCACTGTAACGACCAACGTATCTGAAAGGCAACAAGCATATGCAAGCCTTTGAATCCGAAGACTAAATCACTCAGTCTGTAGGCTTGTGAAATTCCTAAGGAATAACGACAATTCACATTTCTGTGCCGACTTGCTCGAATACTAGGAGTGGGTCTGTGTAGATAAGCAGTAGGTGCTTAAATTGAGAAATTTCCGATTCCGCACTGCCATTTTTATGTGACGGTGGCATTTGGACTTACTCGATACGTGGAAATTGCTTTGAAAGCCTCTTGAATAGGTGCTTAAATTGAGAACTTCAATCGGACTTTGTCAATATTTGGCTTTGGATTGTTGACGGTGGTTCTCTAAATTACTCAAAAATGTAAAATTGCTTTGAAAGCCTCTTGAATAGGTGCTTAAATTGAGAACTTAAATCAGACTTTGTCATATTTGGTGACAGCTTTCTGTGAAATTACTCAATATGGTAAAATGGGTCTGTCGCAATAAGCAGTAGGTCCTTAAATTGAGAACTTCAATCAGACTTTGTCAAATGCTAATCCATTTATCGACAACTATTTGTAGACTTACTCAATATGTTAAAGTTGCTTTATCGCCCTCTTGAATAGGTGCTTAAATCGAGAACTTCAATCAGACTTTGTCAATATTTGGTGACAGCTTTCTGTGAAATTACTCAATATGGTAAAATGGGTCCTAGACCCTCTTAAATAGGTGCTTAAATCGAGAACTTCAATCAGACTTTGTCAAATGCTAATCCATTTCATCTGACGCCTCAGTTACGGGGAAGTAATGAATCTTACCCTCTTCCAGCGAGGAAAGGAAACCTTAAATTTCCTCTGACGCCTCAGTTATGGAAAGGAAAATGCCATTTATGGCTTTATTACCATCCCATAGTCTGACGGTAGAACCTTTATGTGTTCATCTATGACTCTGCAACCCTCTATCTGTGAGTGCCTAATTCCTTAGTTTCCCTATTAGCATTAGTCTCCTCACTACTTACTTTGAATAAGCTTACCCTCATGTCTCCGCCCAAGCATGAATGTGTATTGCTGTATGCAACTTATTCCCTGTAAGCTCCTTATTTGGTGCTCATCCTCCTGGTGAGTATCCTTAGGGCGATCAATCCCTTACTCATTTAATTAGGTTTAATCCTTAGTTATTATCTTGTTGTGTCGATAAATAAAGGCATTAAGCCTAAGGATCTTATGAGTCCCTAACACTAAGCTGCTTAGGTCCCTAAAGTTATCATTAAGATTATAATTAGGATTAATAGCTTGTGAGCTTAATCTTAGCCTAACCTGCAGACCTTCTCAAGACCATTCTTTAGGTTACTAGCGCATCTTATTAAGATTATCATTAGGTTATTCTTTAGTTAATTACTTTAGTTAATTCCTTAGGATTATCACTTTAGTTTTAATTCCTAAGGAATAAGCATAATGCTAATTCTAATTCGAATTACTAAGGTTAATCCTTAAGATGGGCATGTGCATAGCGAGCTGCTGCCTCGTTCGTGAATTGGGATTACTAACATCCTTACGAGTGCTGCTTAGGTCCGCAGGATTGGTTGGGGGGTGGGTCGGAAAAATCGGCTCACTGCCCCGTGCCGCACCTGGGCATTTTTAAGCAACCTCTAACGTTCCTGGAGACCCCTCCAGAGGCGACCCTCGTCCTGCCTCGTGAGCAAACCAAATAGTTGCCCTGCAGCCCTCGTCCTGCCTCGTTCCCCTCAGGGAGCGTTTTTCTAAATGCGTTTTTCATCGTGACGGTGAAATTCATTTAAATTCATTTGAATTAGTTTTAATTCTGAATTATTCTTTAAGTTAATCGCGCGAGTGCTCCTGCGCACGTGAGAATTTAAACAATACTTTAACCCAATACAGAGAGATGATTATGACTACCAGAGTTGACTCAGTCGATGGCAAAATGGCCATGTATGAATCCCTGCAAGCTCTCAAACCTCAGATTGAAGCCCAGAAACAAGGTTTGCCCCTTCCTGCACAGGATATTTTCGATTCTTTGGTACCTCTTCGACCTGCCAAGTGGTGGGAAGAGACCTACCTTATCCAGCTACGACAGTTGTCTATGTCGATGTACTTGGTGTCGTTCTATCAACGCAAGGAAGCAGACTACGCACACAAGGGTGACATGGCAGAGGCACGGAAGTACTCTTCTCAAGTCCAAGCCAACATGGTAGTGGTGAAGCATCTACAAGGATTACTTCAACTCACCCCATCCCAAGTCAAGGGAGAGTCACGCAAGCATCTTGGTGCCTTGGACATTGACGCTGAGATTCGTTCTGTGGATGACCTTCAAGATGGCTTAAACTTGTATTCACACTAAGAAATCATGTCAAAAACAGCTAATCCCTTCTATAATTCTACGATTTGGAAGCAACTCAGACTCAAAATACTGGCTAGAGATGGTTATACTTGCGTAAGATGCAAGCTGACCCTCGCCAGTAAAGATCTGCAGGTTGATCATATAGTACCCATGTCAACCCACCCACAGTTCGCACTTGAACCAGGAAACTTACAGACCCTATGTCGACGGTGCCATACTCGCGCACCCACATCTATGGGTAGAAACTCAGACTATCGTGAGAGACCCTTTGTCGGTCTAGATGGTCTTCCAGAAGGATGGTAAATATAAATGATTCTCACCAAAGATTGGCAAGAGTTCCCAGAACATTGTAAATCTGCTGTCAGATGTGGTTGGATTCCACTTGACAGAGACTATGATAAGATTAAACCCAAGGATTGGACACGTGCTGAACGAGTAATGGCGTTCATTGAGAAGGAGTGTAAGGTCCCAGAGGGTTCCCAAGTCGGTAAACCTGTGATTTTATCACCATTCCAAAGAATGTTCATCAGAGCAGTTTACGACAATCCCAATACAGCAACACGTCGCGCAATTTTATCTATCGCCAGAAAAAATGGCAAGACAGGTTTGATTGCTCCACTAGTGTTAGCACACATTATAGGTCCAGAGGCTAGGAAGAACTCCCAGACAGTCTCTGGTGCTATGAACAGACAGCAAGCTGGCATCGTCTTTGACGCCATGGCTAAAATGATTAATTTGAACACCAACATGACAGCTAGAGCTGCTGTGGTCCCGTCGCAGAAATCAATTAAAGGGATCACCACAGGTGTTACATATAGAGCATTGGCTAAAGATGGCGCAGGAGCCCAAGGATTATCACCAGCAGTCGCAGTTTTGGACGAAGCTGGTCAGATTGTAGGTCCTACAGACGCATTCTTTGATGCGATCACGACCTCCCAAGGTGCTCACGACAACCCTCTACTTTTAGTGATCTCCACTCAAGCAGCTTCTGACAGTGATCTCCTGAGCATCTGGATTGATGACGCTCAGAGGTCCAATGATCCATCCACGGTGTGCCACGTTTACGAGGCAGACAAGGATAGCGATCTGATGGACGAGAATCAATGGTACAAGTCTAATCCCGCTTTGGGAGTATTCCGTAACATTGAAGACTTGAGGACACAGTTGAGTCGTGCTGCCCGAATGCCTACTGCCGAACCATCAGCAAGAAACCTCTTGTTAAATCAAAGAGTATCACTTCTGACTCTGGCAGTTGCACCTTCGGTGTGGAAACTTAACGGAGCGGAGCCAAACGACGAGTTATTCTACAGTTATCCCGTTCACTGCGGTCTCGACCTATCTGCTAGGAATGACTTGACAGCCTGTGTGTTGTCAGTTTTAGATCCTGAGACAGGTCTGGTTCACACCAAGCCTATTGTATTCACACCTTTGGATAACATTGAGGATAGAGCTAGACAAGATAGAGCACCATATGATACATGGGCAAAGTCTGGTCACATGATAGCTCTACCAGGTAGACATCTAGACTACGGTATGATAGCCGAAGAACTAGCTAAACAAACAAAAGGAATGACTATAGCCAGTGTGCAGTTTGACAGGTGGCGTATAGATGATTTCAAACCTCGCGCAGATGAGTTTGGATTTGCCGCAGAAAGTGAATGGATCCCAGTAGGTCAAGGCTTCAAGGATTTCTCACTTCGTGTCGATGGACTTGACAGTCTGTTGCTACAAGGTAAGATCAGACACGGTATGCATCCCCTATTGAACTTAGGTGCTGCTAACGCTGTGGTCGTCACTGACCCATCTGGTTCCAAGAAATACGATAAATCCAAATCCTCCCAACGTATAGACACACTAGTTGCTCTTGCAATGTCTGTGTATCCTTTATCTGACGGTGTGTTTGATGAGATTAATATAGATTCAATGATAGTTTAGAGGAGTTTCTATGAATAAATTAAAGAGTATCCTCGATACTATCGTTGAAAAATACACTGTTGGTCAACTTAGAGACCGAACTGGAAAGTTTGCCGAGACAGGTGCTGGTAACGGTGGTGGAGGTGGCTCAGGTGGTAAAGGTGGAGGTGGTGGTGGTGGAGGTGGTGTAGACTACCCATATCAAACCACTGCCACGGTGAAACGCATGACAGTTGATCAGTTTGGTAAGGATGCTGGAAAGAGCACTCACAACAAACAAGCAAGACAAATAGTTATCGGTGCTATCAACGGTTCAAGTGGTGGCGGTTCTTCCCTTTCCTCTGTTTATGCCAGTGTCTCTCATGCTACAGGAATCCCTCAGAGCAGAGCACTCGCAGATGCCGTAAATTCTCATCTAAAAAACATGGATAGAGATGGTCAAATTAAAGTCAATCGCGAAACAACGATCATGCGACACGGCTCTGACGCTGGTGTCAAGGTTGGCAAGGTAAAGTGGGAACGCAATGCTGATGGCGACTGGCAGGTTTCTCAGATGGAAACATTTAGAATCAGTGTCATTGATAAAAAGTTGGCAGCTACAGGCTCCAACATTAAGTCTCCTCACACACTAGGTCCTAGAGCCGCACGTTTCGATCCAAAAGTTGGTGGTCAAGCTGACGAAGCTCTAGCATTTAGACGTAAAGAATACTCTGACACTAGGCTTGCTCCTCAAGGTCGCTATCACAGTTCAGACAGAAGTGCGCCAGAAATGATGTATGGTGACACACGAGCTGAGCTCCTTGAAAAGGGAAAGATTACTCCCAAAGAAGCTGCTGGAAAAGTTGGAGAGCCAGTAGGTGGTGATAAAAATGGAGTTGGTGGTAAGTATATTCGTAAAGAAGCATTTACCGATCGTAAGATAGACTTCTATGACGCAACCTCTTCAGTTACTGCGCACATTGGTGTGATGACTGGTGATAGAAAGTCTCTTGAGATGTCTAAGTTACTTCCTTCTAAAGGTCTTCCTGCACATCATACACTGGCTACTAAAAGACTCGGTGTTTCTGAAAGTAAGAGTGGAAGTCCATACTTTAGTGTGTTGTCTGGGTCTAAAGGATCTTTAACGGATGCCGATTTCAAAGGTTTCGACGAAAAGAAAGCCAGCATCAAAGAAATTGCTAAATCTATTTGGACACCTGGCTCCTACGGCTCTGCTCCAAATATGGCTGGCTATTCTAGCATGGGTGTGAAAGTTACTGAAGGTCTTGTAAAAGGTGGAATGAAACCAGAACTAGCCAAACAGACTGCACAGAAGATGTTAAACAATTTTAAAGAAACCTCACTAGCAAAGTTTTCTAAAGGTTTCACGAAGATTATCGGAGAGGCTCCAGAGAATTTTGTGTATGAGAACCCAATGTCTGGGTATCGGATGTCTTTTAACAAGCACAACACCGAGAAAGTTTATTTAACTCTTGGAACTAATAGAAGATCCAGTGGATCGTCCTCTTCTCAAAACGAGGCAGTAAAGTTACGTGCGGATGTGCCAACTACAACGAACTCTAGAAAGACACGATCAGGTGCTGCGGCTCTGTTTGTTCAAAACTGGGATTCTGCAGTTATGTCTGATTTGATGCTGAAGCAGAGATCACCATATACCGTTCACGATGCTATAGGTGTCAAGAAGAGTATGGTTGGAAGATTGAATGCCAACGTCGCAAAGTCCATGATGACAGCTCAGAAGTATAAACCTCTAGAAGACTTGTCGAATCAAATTATGAAGCAACACGAAAAGAATGGTGCAAGTCCTACATTCCTAGCAAAAACTAGAAAGGATTTAGACTTGGCAATCCAACAGATTAGAAAGTCAGATGAGCAGTTCACATTCTCAGCTCAGAATAATCATTTCGCACTAGAATAAGGAATTAACATGAATGTTCAATCATACTCTACATTGGAGTTCAATTTAAAGGATGCTGCTGATTCAATCATTGAAGAAGCCACAGCCAACGAACAGATGTCAAATGCTGGGTATGATCTTGGAGATGAACAGATTGCTGTGTTTGAGATCCGACAACTGGATGACGAGACTTATTATTTTAAAGAGTCTTTGTATGATGGTGACATTGTATATGTAGATGACGACACTGAAGGCGAGTATGACTACTTCACAATGGTGGAGTATATTACAGCTCGCTTACAGATTTTAGATCAAGTTACCGATTATCCACGCATGCCAGAGTCTAAGAAATCTGCTATTGAGAAAGCTTTGGCTCTCGTCGGTATAGAGAAGTACAGAGCATCTCAACGTAGAGATCGATCTGGCAAGTTCGGCGAAGAAGGTCTTGGTGGTCCTGGTGCTGGTGGCGGTCGAGGACGAGGTGGTGCTTCTGGAGGAACTCCAACTGGCACTCTCAGAGTTTCTGGATCTGGTCTGACGGTGGGACCATCTGGAAGAAGTTCTAGATATATCCGCACAGGTGCTGGCGCTAAACCTGCGACTGCTGCTAAGCCTACTGCTGCCAAACCTTCTTCTAAGCCTGCTGCTAGCACTAAACCTACAAAACCATCTTCAACTTCAGGTGTCGGTGCTGCTTTCTCGAGAGATAAGGACAGTCAAAGAGACATTAAGATAGATGATAGTAAACTCAGAGCTGCTGGTGGTAAGAACAGAGATGCGGATAGAAAAACAGTTTTGGATGTATACGCAGCGAGAGTTAAGAATTTTGATCCATCCTACACCATAGGTGCCGACGGTGGCGCTGTCTATGGTAAGGGTCCAAAAATACTTGCAGCAAAACCTGCTGGTTGGCCAGCCAACACTCCTTACAATCCTCGTAAGATGACAAATAAAGAAGGTGACTGGAAAACGCAATATCCAGCAACCTTCTCAAAGAAAGACACGTTGGATTGGATGAACCAAGGCGACGAAGGTGCTCGTAAAGCCCAAGTTGCTATTGCGGAAATCTACGAATTTGCTCGGAGAAGGCAAGGAAACGGACTTAATAATTCGGATTACAGCATCAAAGAGAATTCTCTAGGAACTACTCCTAAGAGTGTGAACAGATTCCTCGAGAAGGCAAAACTTGCTGGGTTTGATGTCGATATCCATCACATGATTCCTGCGTCTATGGGAGGTTCCAATCTAGGTCCCAATCTTGTGGCTCTAACACCAAAAGAGCATGCTATGGTTCACTCGTTAGAGTGGTCTGCTGCTAGGGTCTATAAGAAAGATGGTTCAGTAGCAAAACAAGGTAAATGGGGTGGCACACAGGCGACATTTGAAGCTACAGGTGCGAACATTAAGGCTAACAACATTTATCGTGCTGTTACACAACAAACAACTGCTGCAACACGTTCTGGTAATGTTAAAGCGTATTATAAAACTCTAAATAGCACACCATCTCGTAAACAAGCAGCATTTGCCGCACAAAAAGCTGCTAATGAACTGTACAGGATGAAATTACTTCCAACTAACAAGTTAGAAGACTTAAAGCTGGACAAGGAAGGGAAACCTCTCTGGTCTAATGCCAAATCTAAGAATGAGTTAATCACAAAACTTGAGAATAATATAGTGAAAGAGACTACATAATGCTTACAACAACTCGCTGGTTGGAAATCTTTGATGAAATCGTTGGTTCTGCTGAAGAGTTTCCATACGACTTTATAAACTACCAACAAAACGTAACGGACGATGCTACTGAAGAAGAGGCAATAGCCTTTGCTAAGATTATTAAAGAAGCAATTGAAGAATCGCCTTACGAATAACATTAAAAATTTAAACTATTGATACATAGGAGAGCAAAGTGGCAGTATTTGAAATTTTAGCTGAGAAATCAGCAAACGACCAACGAACATTCTTTTACGATAACATGACAAACGTGTTGACTGACGAGACTGGCGTTTTGTATGCGTTTCCAGATAAACGTGCAGACAATTCTGAACCTGCCACGATATTCAGCAAAGAGATCCCATTGAAGAAGTCCAAAGAAATTGGATTTCTAAAGATTCAGTTAGGTCTCGGTTGTAATTACTCTTGTGATTACTGCTCTCAAAAGTTTGTTGAGCGAGCTGATTCCACATCTCCAAAGGATATCGCTGACTTCATGGCAAAGTTGGACAAGTTAGATATCAATGAGGCAAAGGGTCTGAAGGTAGAATTCTGGGGTGGCGAACCACTCGTCTACTGGAAGACTCTGAAACCACTCGCCGAAGCAATTCGCGAGAAGTACAAACACTGGGAGCGAAAACCAGCGTTCGCTATGATCACCAACGGTTCCATCCTCACAGATGACATGATCGATTGGCTCATGATGATGGACTTTGCAGTTTCTATCTCACATGATGGTCCTGGTCAAGCTGTTCGTGGTCCAGACCCATTCGACGATCCTGAGACAAAGAAACGTTTACTCGGTTTCTATCGTATGATGACTCGTCTAAACAAGAATATTAGTTTCAACTCTATGTTGTCTGCTAAGAATAAGAGTCGCAAAGAAATCTCAGACTGGTTCCGAGAGTTGACAGGCGATCCTAACATCTCGCTAGGCGAAGGTGGTATTGTAGATGCTTACGACGAAGATGGTATTACTAACTCTCTGATCACTAAACAAGATCACTTTGAGTTTCGTCGTTTAGCTTTCTCGGATATCTTCACTACCGACGGTGACATTGCTTTCAAGATGCAGTTGAATAAGATCAACAGCTTTACTACTGATGTATTGGCTCAGAAGCATGCGTCAACTCTTCCACAGAAATGTGGTATGGATCAAGACGATGTTCTTGCTGTCGATCTTCACGGTAATGTGATCACCTGTCAGAACGTCTCTGCTGTAGAGACATCCAAGAACGGTGAATCTCACCTAGCTGGAACATTAGACGCATACGATGATGTGTCGATCACTACATCAGCACATTGGTCTACTCGTGAAGAGTGTCCTAAGTGCCCAGTGCTCCATCTCTGTAAAGGTGCGTGTATGTTCTTGGACAATAAGTTCTGGAAGATCTCGTGCGCCAACGCTTACTCAGATAACGTAGCACTATTCGCATTGTCATTTGTAAAGATGACTGGATACATTCCTATCCACATTAAAAATGATGACTTACCTTTGGAACGTCAAGATGTATTTGGTACGTTGTTTGAGCACAAAGAAGAGTCCGTTCGTAAAGTTATCCCTATTAAAATTGTGAATCATATCACAGAAGTAGTTGATAACGTTCCTATCTACTCTAAATCGGAGGTCGCCTATGACAATCCAATCTAGTGGGCCAATTGCTTTCAGTAATGTCAGCACCGAAATAGGACAGGCTCCGACTTATACAACATCACTTAGCTTCTTGAACAGCCAGGTTAAGCCTGCTGTTCGACCAGCTATTCCAAATATGTCAGTGTTTTATGGCATGAGTTATTTCCAAAACACAACTGAAGGTAACTGCGCAAACGGCAACTGTACTGCAGACTGTAACTGCGGTAATATTCAATGTACCAACTGCGTTATTACTGGTGGCGTCGATTGTGTAAACTGTGACCCACAACCGTACTTACAACTAGGTTCTAACTGCGCTTGTACCTACAACTGTACATCAGGTGAAACATCATACAATTGTAACTGCGCATGTAACTGCTCTAAGATTATCTGCTCTAAACTCTACGACATCGGTGCGATGGCTCCTGCAATCTTTGCAGCAGACCAAGCCTACGGTAAGTGGTTGTTCAAGAACGACAAGGTAGTCTATCGTGGCTACATCCGTTGGGCACGCATTGTTACTGCTTGGATGGACGGCAAAGGTCCAGACTTTATGTTCTGGATTCGGGACAAAGAGAAACGTGTAGAAGCTCAGAAAGAACTGACTCGCAAGATGGCTACCAAGATGGGTATTCCATGGGCAGAGCATATGGCTTTCAAGATGGGCGCATTACGTGAAGACAATCTCCACGGTAAAGTTCTCATGTCGATCGGTGTTCCTATCTGTAGATTCCTAGACAAGTTACCTCGCGTACGTGAGCGTGATCGTCGCCACCGTTTGCCAGTTCTCTTGGCAATGTGGGCAGCATTCTACGGTAGCCATTGGACTGCGTCTGCTGTTGTCCGTGCCAATAACGTTGTAAGTAAAGTTTCTACCATGCTAAAGAGAGCGGTGGTATAACATGGAACGATCTAACTGGTGGTTGAGCCCAGTTTGGGAGTACCAGTCTCCATTCGATGCCGAGTTCAATAAAGCACTTCTGCAAGAGGTGTACGAGATTGGACAAGGCATTTCTAAGCATGGTACATACGGTAAATTAAGTTTATGGGACTACGACAAACCACACCTAAACACTTTAAAAGAATATATCCTTGCTAAGTGCTATCAAGCAGTCTGTGGAGACATCTCTGAAGTGAATGAGCTTAATCTCAAAATGGATTTTGCAGGCGGTTGGATTAATGTCAAAGGTCCTGGCGAAGGTATCGAAGCTCACGCTCATAACGACTGTTCATTAACCGCAACTTATTATGTACAAGCTGAAGAGACAAGTGGCGACATAGTGTTTATGTTACAGGGAGATCAGATCAACTCTGATGGCTCTTTTATCAACAATGACTATTCAACTTTACCACATAAGCATATAACTCCAGTTGCTGGTAAGTTGGTAATATTTCCTGCATATATTATACACGAAGTTCAGAGTAATCGTTCAGATTCCCTTCGCATCTCTATTTCAACGGATTTACATCAAATAGTTGATAAAGATGCACCCAACGCTATGATTATCAAAAGCTGGTGTGATAGCATGCTAAGACTAAAAAATGTTTGTGAACCGAAAGGATAAAAATTATGAATACTGTATTTAGGGTTGGTTCTAAACCACCTGCAAACTTTAATGTTACAGATTATAACAACAACATCAAGTACTTTCTTGATAGTGAAGTAGCAGCCACATTCACGACTTTGACTCAAGCTGAGTTGGATAGTTTCTTTGAGATGGCTCAGAAATATCACGCAGTATTTGCTAAAGTATATTTATTGCCAGGCGATCCTCTGATTAATTATATCGTATATGGTAATGAATTCTACGACGCATTGAAGGATCCACATGAAGGCATCGACTACACTCCAAGTTGGGTTGTAGCCAAGTACAAAGAGTGGGCAGCGAAGAAAGGTCTTCCAGTTCCTAAGGATATGGTTGCAGCCGAAGGCATCAGCACTAAACCTATGGTGGACTTTCAGAGCAAGCTATGAACCCCTACTTCACGAAGCTAGATAGTATCAGTCCAAGTTTATACAAGGACTTCAAGAATCTAGGTGAGCAGCATAGTTGTGGTGGAGGTTGGACTAAATACTACAAGACGGATCTGAGCAGGAACATTCTCCTTCCAAATCACTTGAAGAATTATTTCAACCTGTCTTATATGACATTTATTGGCGACAGTGCGTCTCCACACGTTGACATGGGCATTGGTTGTCGAATTAATCTTTACCTTTCTGAGAACAATGCTACTACGCAGTTCTTCTCTGTGAAAGCTAGAGAATTGGACAAGCCAAAGCCTGTGACATGTGAAGGCTGTACACCAGAGCGTTTCTGTGCTGGCGATTGTGCCTGTGGAATGAAGGTGGAGAATCTAGTTCTAGAAGATCAGTTTGTGGCGAAGCGCCATGACATATATCTTTTGAATGTCTCTAAACCACACGGTGTAGAGGGAATTTCTAGAGAAAACTACAGACAAGCACTGTCCTTTACTACAGATCTTCCATATGAAACTGTATACCAATCATTGAAAGAGTATGGTTCATTCTAATGTTTAAGAAACTTGCTGTTGACACCATCATAGACTTTAATGTTCATGACAAGCGCATAGAATTTGATCTCAACGAAGAAGGAAAGAAGATACAATATTTTAATGTTTCTTCTCCTTACTTAGATGATTTGATCTCGTCGTTTGGTTCTTATAGTAAACACTTTCACACGTCTTTCGTTATGATAGGAGCAGATGTTCCTCCTCACACAGACATTGTTGATAGTGTAAATATAAATTTTTATGTAGATGCTGGAAACTTCACAACAAACTTTTACAACAGTAAAGACAACAGCCATAGATCAACATATGCTGATCACGGTGATGGACATGTCTATAAGATTGATGAATTGGAAAAGTTAGGATCTTTTATAGCTCAAACTGGAGATGTGTACATTCTAAACGGTAAAGTTATTCACGGAGTTAGTTCTCCTGTGGGTTCCAAGTCCATTAGAAAAGTTCTTCAAGTTTCTTCTAATGATTTAGAGTATGAGAAAGTT